CGTAATTGGTATATAGATGGTCGTTTATATTACCTAAAAGTTATTGATCAAAAGAATCCACAGGAAGGATTAAAAGATTTAAGATATATTGATCCGATGAAGATTAAATATGTTCGTCAGGAAAAGAAAAATACAGATCGTAATCTAGGAAATCTAAGAATATCAGGTAATAAAGGTGATGAAGCAGTACCAAATCCAAAGTTTGATGAGTATTACATCTATACAATGAAACCAAACTACCCGACTGGTATGGTTGCACAAGCAGGTAAAGGTTCAACAAAAATTGCAAAAGATGCAATAACATATTGCACATCAGGTTTAGTAGATCGAAATAAAAATCGTGTTCTTTCATATCTTCACAAAGCAATCAAAGCTTTGAATCAATTAAGAATGATTGAAGATAGTTTGGTTATCTATCGTTTATCAAGAGCACCAGAAAGAAGAATATTCTATATTGATGTTGGTAATTTACCAAAAGTAAAGGCAGAGCAATACCTTAAAGAGGTAATGAGTCGTTATCGTAATAAACTCGTTTACGATGCACAAACTGGAGAAGTTCGTGATGACCGTAAATTTATGAGTATGATGGAAGATTTTTGGTTGCCAAGAAGAGAAGGTGGTCGGGGAACCGAAATAAACACATTGCCTGGTGGACAAAATCTTGGAGAACTTACAGATATTGAATACTTCCAGAAAAAATTATATCGTGCATTAGGTATTCCAGAATCTAGAATTGCTGCAGAAGGTGGATTTAATTTAGGTCGTTCTTCAGAAATATTAAGAGATGAACTCAAGTTTGCAAAGTTTGTAGGTCGTTTAAGGAAAAGATTTGCAAATATGTTCAATGATATGCTTAAAACACAATTAATATTAAAGAATATCGTAACTCCAGAAGACTGGGAAAAGATGGAAGATCATATTCAATATGACTTCTTATATGATAATCAGTTCGCAGAACTCAAAGAAACTGAAATGATACAAGGTCGTTTAGGTAATCTTGCACAGATTGAACCTTACATAGGTAAGTATTATTCCACAGAATTCGAAAGAAAGAGAATATTACGTCAGACAGATCAAGAAATAGAAGAGATTGATACACAGATTGAAGATGAAATACAAAAAGGTATCATTCCTAATCCAGCACAAACTGATCCAATAACTGGTGAACCATTACCACAAGAGGGTGGTGATCCTGCTGCTGAAGGTGGTGGAGATTTAGGTGATGTGCCACAAGATCCAGACGTAGAAGCACAAGCACAAGTAACTGATGCTCAGTATCAAAAAGACACCAAAACAGCCGAGATATAAATAAAAGATATTGCTATAAATTAATCTTATGGAAGAATTAGTGGATTTGATTGCGACAGACGCTAGTGCTAGTGATGTATCTGATAAAATAAAGGATGCATTAATGGCAAAAGCAGCTGCTCGTATTGACGCTTTTAAACCTCATGTTGCTTCAACTGTCTTTGACGGAGAAGTTCCAGAGGAAGAAGAGATTGTTGATGAACTAGAAGATGAAGAATCAACTGAAGAGGACGAATAATGAAACTTATCACAGAAGAAGTCTCACAAGTTAAATTTATTACCGAGGGTAAAGGGAATTCTAAAAAACTCTATATTGAGGGTGTATTCCTACAAGGTGGTATTAAAAATCGTAATGGGAGAATGTATCCCGTTGACATTCTGGAAAACGAAGTCAACAGATATAATAAAACTTTTGTGAGTCAAGGGAGAGCACTTGGTGAACTTGGTCATCCAGAAGGTCCTACAGTTAACCTAGATCGTGTGTCCCACAAAATTACCTCGCTCGTAAGAGAGGGAAATAATTTTAGAGGTAAAGCACAACTACTTTCAACTCCAATGGGTAAGATTGCATCATCTTTAATAGGTGAAGGAGTCAAACTTGGAGTATCTTCTCGTGGTGTTGGATCACTAAGAGAGAGTAGTAATGGTTGTAAAATGGTTGGAGAAGATTTTCAATTAGCAACCGCTGCCGACATAGTGGCAGACCCTTCCGCACCAGACGCTTTTGTGAATGGAATTATGGAAGGAAAAGAGTGGGTTTGGGAAGGTGGAACCCTTCGTGAAGAACTCGCTGAAAGAACTGAGAAGCGTATTAATACACTTGTCACCCAAAAAAGATTAGAGGAAAAGAAACTAAGTCTGTTCCAAGATTTTCTAAATAACCTCTAAATGTAAAAGATCTATAAATAAGTATAGATTCTAACGAATTTTAATAAATCCACGGTAACTTTTTACACTAAATGGAAAACATCGAAGAAAACGTAGTCACCAAAGGTGCAGCAAAAGCTGATCCTATGCCTTCATCAGGCATCCCAGTAGAGGATCTTGGTGGTCCTACACCAGAAAACTATAAACCTGATGACGACTCAGCTAAGCTGAAAGATCCTTCAGCAACACTTGCACAAGTCAAGGATGTTGTTAATGCCAAAGCTATGAAAGCTGAAGAGGCAGAGACAGAGGAGGAAGTTATCGAGGAAGAGGAAGCAACTACAGATGAAGTAGTCGCTGAAGAAGAAACAGCATCTGAAGAGGAATCTACAGAAGTTGTAGCAGAGGAAGAAACTTCAGAGGAAGAAACAGTCGCTGAAGAAGAAGAAAAATACGATGTCGAAGCAGATGTCGCAGCACTTCTTGAAGGTGAAGAACTTTCCGAAGAGTTCCAAAGCAAAGCAAAGACAATTTTTGAAACTGCAATCAAAACTAAAGTTGCAGAAATCAAAGAAGAATTACAAGAGTCTTATGCAACTGCACTCGTTGAAGAGTTAGACAAAATCAAGGCAGGATTAACTGAAAGAGTTGATTCATATCTTGAGTATGTCGCTGATGAGTGGATACAAGAGAACCAAATCCAAGTGGAAGCAGGACTCAAAACAGAAATGACTGAATCCTTCTTAGAAGGTATGAAGTCACTATTTGAAGAACATTATGTAACTATCCCTGAAGACAAATACGATGTACTTAATAGCATGGTAGATAAACTTGATGAAATGGAATCAAAACTCAATGAGCAAATAGATCGTAACGTTGCTCTAAATCGTAGATTGGCAGAATCCAATGCAGACGGTGTTTTCACTGCTGTAGCTGAAGGTCTTGCAGACACTCAGAAGGAAAAACTCGCTACTCTTGCCGAAAATGTTGAGTTTGAAAGTGAGGCAGACTATCGTGAGAAACTAGAAACACTGAAGGAATCTTATTTCCCAAGTAAAACTAGTACTCCAAAGAGCACCTCTGAGAATTTATCAGAAGAGGTTTCAACAGACGAAGCACCATCAGAAGATGTTGCTCCAAGAATGCAAGCCTACCTTGATATCTTATCCAGAGCTGTTAAAAAGTGAATTTAACATTTATTCAAACAATAAACCGTAAGAGGTAAATCTCAAATGCAAATGTATAACACAGAACACTTGCAGGAGAAGTGGGGACCTATTCTCGATTACACAGGAATTGATCCAATCAAAGACGCACATCGTAGATCCGTTACCGCTATCTTGCTTGAAAACCAAGAAAAAGAATTAAGAGAGGAAGCATCTTTCCTTTCAGAGCAACCAACAATCACAACCAACTCATCTAGTTCATCAGCAGGTTTCTCTGCTGACGCTGCTGCAGCTGGTCCTGTTGCTGGTTTCGACCCAGTATTAATCAGTCTAATTCGTCGTTCAATGCCTAACTTGGTGGCATACGATTTAGCTGGTGTACAACCAATGAATGGTCCTACAGGACTTATCTTCGCAATGAGATCCAGATTCAACAATCAGTCTGGTACAGAAGCACTATTCAACGAAGCAGATTCAGCATTCTCTGGACAGGATTCAGGATTCGATGTTACATCTGGTTTCACTGCTACTGGTGCATCTAACGTTGGTTTAGGTACAACTGCTCAGTCAGGTACTAACCCAGGCGCACTTAACCCATCAACATCAGCAACTCAGATTGCATATGATGTAGGTCAGGGTATGCGTACAGATGACGCAGAAGACTTAGGTAGTTCAAGTAAGTCTTTCAACGAGATGGCATTCTCAATCGAGAAAGTCACCGTGACTGCGAAATCAAGAGCTCTAAAAGCAGAGTACAGTTTAGAACTTGCTCAAGACCTTAAGGCAATCCACGGATTGAATGCTGAGGCTGAGTTAGCAAATATTCTATCAACTGAGATTCTTGCTGAAATCAACAGAGAAGTTATCAGAACAATCTATAACGTCGCTGAACCAGGTGCTCAAGCAAACGTTGCTTCAGGTGGAACATTCGACTTAGACACAGACTCCAACGGAAGATGGTCAGTTGAGAAGTTCAAGGGTCTTATTTTCCAAATGGAAAGAGATGCTAACGCAATCGCACAAAGAACTCGTAGAGGAAAGGGTAACATGATCCTTTGTTCTGCTGATGTTGCTTCTGCACTAACAATGGCTGGTGTACTTGATTATACACCTGCTCTAAACGCTAACCTTAATGTAGATGACACAGGCAATACATTTGCTGGTGTGTTACAAGGTAAGTACAGAGTGTACATTGACCCATTTGCTGCTAACGTAGCTGCAACTCAGTACTATGTGATGGGTTATAAAGGTTCATCACCTTATGACGCTGGATTATTCTACTGCCCATACGTTCCTTTACAGATGGTTCGTGCGGTTGGTCAGGATACATTCCAACCAAAAATTGGATTCAAGACCAGATATGGTATGGTCGAGAACCCATTCTCACAAGGTACAACTCAGGGACTTGGAACACTCACACGTAACACAAACCGTTACTACAGAAGAGTTAAGGTTACAAACCTTATGTAATAAATATCTCGTTCGAGATAACAGAGACTCCTTCGGGGGTCTCTTTTTTTGTCAATGTTTTGAAACCTAAATAATGTTACAGGAGGTAAAGACAAATGTTACACTTATTAGGTAGAGGAATAATGCCAGAATGGAATGATGAGAAGCACGACAGAGATGAGGTCTTTGCTTTTCTGTGTTACCGTGGAACTCACTATGCAAAAACGGTTTATATAGATTTCTCAATGGAGGGTCCTTCTTGGTTTCTAAATAATCCTAGAAAAGATGATCCTAAAATTAATACCTAACACACATCCACTACTACATGAAAGAGTAAAACCTTGTAGTAAGGATTTAAA